AAAAATCAGTCAACAAGAAGCATTGGCAAGTGCAGTTACGGGGGCATTAACATCCATAGCAACCGCAGTTGGTGAGGAAACCGCAGCGGGTAAATCATTGGCCATTGCATCGGCAATCATTGACACCTACATGGGGGCAACCAAGGCATTGGCATTGGGTGCGGGAACACCCGTTGGTTATATCAACGCAGCGGCGATTATCGCAGCGGGATTTGCCAATGTTCGGAAGATGGCATCAACACCAATCCCAGGTAGTTCGGATTCAGCACCACAACCAAGCATGGGGCCAAGTGTTTCAATTGTGGGTGGTTCGGCCGATCCATCGGCACAACTTGCAAAGAGTTTGGCAAGTCAACAACAAAAACCAATCAAGGCGTACACAGTTGCAACGGACATGAGTACCCAACAAGCCCTTGACCGCAGAATCCAACAAAACGCAACATTCCCTGGTTAATTCGTTATATGGTTATGCAATTAAGAGGTATTAAATTGGCATTAGTTGATGATGCTAAAAAAATCGTGATGGACTTTGGTGTAAACTTAAAGGAAATTGAAACCAATGGAAAAGAATTTGAAAAATATGCAATAGCGATTGAAAGATATGGAGAAATGGGATTGGAACTTTTCAAGAAATCAAGTTCTATGGTTGACAAATTAGAGGCAGCATACAAAGCATTAGGCGTTGATCCAAATGTTAGCAATGAATACAAAACATTGGTAAAACAAATGGATACTTTGCTGACTTATCGCAAAAGATATAGTTTCTAAAAATATAAAAATATGAAAACATCATTTGAAAAATTCATGGCATCAAGTGCCGTTCAGCCAATTAAAGTGGAAATGGCATTGGTTGATGATTTGAAAAAAGCGGCAATTCAACTAAATACAAGAGCATTAGAATTAAAATCCGAATTGGACAATATCAAACAATCTAAACAAAGAGCAATATCTGCTTATAACACATTGTTAAAATTTCGAAGTGATTTAGAGTTAATACAAAGAAGTTACAATCAAAGTGCAAAAGATTTGGGCATTGACATTCAAGAACTTCCAGAAATCACAAAAGCCAAGAATTTGATGTCGGAAGCCATGAAAATTTATAGCCAAGAAATTTAACATGAGAATCGTTGAACTTATATTGGATGAACAACAAATGGCAAGTGGCATTGATGCGATAAGCATCGTGGAAGCCCCCGCCATTGAATCCAATTTTGTTGCGTTGAAATCCCATGAAGTAAAGTTTGCCAAGGTAGATGCAGAAAAACGCATCTTAATGGGTCCGATTCTTATTCCAGACAAACCCATATACCGCAAACAAATTGTGGATGGGGCTATGGATGAATTTTACATTTACTTTTCCAAGGATACCGTTCGCAAAGCATCACAGATGTTTTTGATGAAGGGCAATCAAGGCAACGCCACTATTGAACACCAATTGGCAGTTAAGGGCGTTTGCATGGTTGAATCTTGGTTAAAAGAGGACATGGAAAAGGACAAATCCGCAATCTATGGAATGACCGATCCCATCGGAACTTGGATGGGTTGTTTGAAAGTTACCAACGATGAAGTGTGGAACGATGCCAAGGATGGCAAATTCAAAGGGTTCAGCATTGAAGGTTATTTCGCGGACAAAATGAAGATGAGTAAACAACCATCATTACTTGATGAGGTTAAAGACCTTTTATTGGAATATCAAAAATCTAACAATCTAAAAAAATAAAGTTTTATGAGTATGAACGCAGAAACAATTTTGGATCGCATTATGGTAAAACTCGGCATGGCCGAAGAACCAAAGGCGGTTGAATTGGCACAAGTAAAAACCGAAGATGGCCAAGCCATTTTTGAAGCCGATACCTTCGCAGTTGGTGAAGCGGTTTTTATTGTAACCGAGGATGGAAAAATCGCCGCACCCGCTGGTGAATTCGCATTGGAAGATGGTAACATCATCGAAGTTGATGAAAACGGAACAATCGTTGAAATCGCTAAGAAAGAAGCCGAGGTAACCGAGGAAGAAATCACCGAAGAAGTGGTTGCCGAGGATATGCCAATGAAGGAAGAAATCAAGGAAGAAATGATGAAGCCAAAACGCACAGTAAAAAGCAAAACCGAAATGGAAGAATCTTATTTCAGTAAGCAAATCAGCGAATTGGAAGCCAAATTTGAAGCCCGTTTGAGTGCATTGGAAGCCGAAAAGGTTGCATTGTCTGCACAGAACGAGGAACTATTGGAAAAATTGGCCACCGAACCCGCCCCTCACACACCATTCAATCCCGAAGCCAACACCAAAGAATCTAATTTGATTTTCAAATTGGGTGCCAAGCGTGAAGAAACTTTGAAGGACAGAGTATTTAATCAACTATTCAACTAACCACAAAAAATGAAAAATAATCTTATCAAAACCCATTTGAGTGGCCCAACAGTATCGCCAAACACCTACGCGGGTTTATTTGGTAACAAATACATTGCGGCTGCTCTGTTGTCAGGCGAAACCTTGGCAAAAGAACTTATCACATTGCACCCCAATGTGGCTTTCAAAGAAGTTATCCGTAACTACCAAGATTCAATCAGCATCGCCGATGCAACTTGTGATTTCACAGATTCAAGTTCAGTAACATTGGGCGAATATGTGTTGACCACAACCGAAAAGCAAGTGAATTTGCAGTTGTGCAAAAACCAATTGCGTACCACATGGGAATCAGCACAAGCGGGTTTCAGCGCATTTGAGAAACTTCCCGCAACTTTTGAAGAATTCATGTTGGCCCAAACCGCTGCCGAGGTAGCACAAGCAAACGAATTGGGTATTTGGAAATCAAACCTTTGGTATGATTCCGCCATCGTTGCTGGTCAAGATGGTATGGTAGGTTATTTGATTGATAACTCTGCAATCGTACGCCCATTCTCGGGTGCAACAAGTGGATCGAATGTTGTTGCTCGTTTGCAAGAAGCATTGGATTACTCACCCGCTGCATTGTATGGCAAAGAAGGTTACCAATACTATGTTGGCCCCGCCACAATGAAAGCATACCAAGCCGCGTTGTCTGCTGGTAACTACAACTTCCAATTCTATGTTGGTGAAAAGCCAATGAACTTCCAAGGTATCCCCGTTACAATGTGTCCTGGTCTTAACGACTACGATTGCGTATTGGGTATGAAGAGCGATTTGCACTTTGGAACTGGTTTGTTGAGCGACTACAACGAAGTGAAGGTTATCGACATGAGCGATATCGATGGTTCACAGAATGTTCGTGTAATCATGCGTTTCACAGGTGGTATCATTGCTACCAACCCAACTCAACAAGTTGTAATTAATGTAACCTAATTTGAGGTAAAACATAAAATAACGGGGTGGGCCTAACACCCACCCCTTTTTTTTAACCAAATAATATATAAAAAAATGCCAAGTTGTGGAACATTATTAGGAAGATACGAACCATGTAAACAATTCGTTGGTGGTTTGAAAGGTGCGTTTTTCGTACCATTTGAATTTGCAAACGCCATTACAACCGATGGTTCTGGTTTGGTTACCCAAATCAACAATGGTGCAACCCCACCCGTAAAATCAACGGGTTACTTTTGGGAGTTGAAAGGTTTGTCTACATTGGAAACCGCCGTGATTGCTTCGCGTGATAACGGAACATCAGCGTATGAAACAACCTTTACTTTGTCATTCAAACCAAGCGGGAAAACCCCCGTAACGGGTGATTCGGACATGGATCAATTGAAAGTTTTAACCCAGGGAAGATGGCAAATCATCGTTTGGGATAGAAACGACCAATTTTGGTTGATTGGTGCAACCCTTGGTTGTGATGCCAATGGTGGTTCAAGTGCATGGGGCGTACAAATGGGCGATGCTCGTTTGAATACTTTGACTTTTATGTCAAGCGAACCAAACCCCCCAATGGCAGTTGATGCCGATACTTATGCTGAATTGGGTAGCGTTATTACCATTCAAACCGCGGCTTAATTTAGATTGGATTTATAGTTATGTAAGCCCTCACCAATCGGTGGGGGTTTTTCATTTGTAACAAAAACGATTAATGGCGTTTTGTAGGTATGCACATCAACGGAACATCCACCAACATCACATTCACACCATTTGTGGATTTTGAGGGTGTAGCGACTGCAAAAATTGAGGTGTGGCACAAACCCACCAAAACAATGGTACAAGTGACCACGGCGTGTGTAAAGTCCTATTCATTCATCACCATGGCGTTGCCTACATTGACATCAATCAATGCGGTGGCAAAGAACACCGATGAATTGTTGTTTCGGGTTTACAATGGCAATGTATTGATGTGGGAGGTATTGGGATATTGGATTACGGGAACAACAAACATTTACAACACTTGGAAGCAATTTACAACAACCGCCCCAGGTACACCTAATTGGAAAACATTATGAGTTTAGAATTTATACAACTTCAATCATACACCGCACCATCCATCATTGAGCAAAAGAACAAAGATTGGGTGCAATACGGCGATGATAACAATTATTACCAATACTTGATTGATTTGTACCATTCATCACCAACCAACAACGCTTGTATCAAAGGCACAGTTGACCAAATTTTTGGTAAGGGGTTGGAAGTAACCAAGGCATCACGGGATTTGGCGGGATACATTGAATTCAAAAAGATGTTTTCCAACGATTGCATCCGTGCCATTGCCATGGATTTGAAAATGTTGGGCCAAGCATCGTTCCAATTGGTGAAGTCAAAGGATCGCAAAAAGTATGTACAAGCCAAACACTTTCCACAACAAACCCTTCGCCCCGCAAAGTGCAACGAAAAGGGTGAAATTGAAAAGTATTATTATTGCCCCGATTGGGCGAATTTGAAGCGTGGCCATACGCCAATTGAGTTTAGGGCATTTGGTTACGACCAAAACGCAAACGAATGTATCCTTACAATCAAACCATATTCAACGGGTTCTTTTTACTTCGCACCCGTGGATTACCAAGGAGGTACGCAATATGCCAACTTGGAAGCGGAGATTTCCAATTTCCACATCAACAACATCATGAATGGTTTGGCACCTTCAATGTTGATAAACTTCAACAATGGGCAACCACCCGCAGAGGTAAAAGATACAGTTGAAGCCCAAATCAAACAAAAGTTTGGTGGTTCATCCAATGCAGGTCGGTTTATTATTTCATGGAACGATGGTCAAGATTCCAAAGCGGATATCACACCCGTTCAATTGAGTGATGCCCACAACCAATATCAATTTTTGAGTGGTGAAGCCATGCAAAAAATCATGGTATCGCACCGAGTTGTTTCACCGATGTTGTTAGGTATTAAAGACAATTCGGGATTTGGTAACAATGCCGAGGAAATGAAAACCGCATCAATCTTGTTTGATAATGTTGTGGTACGACCATTCCAACGATTGATTATTGATGCAGTAACCCAGGTATTGAACTTCAATGGGTACAATTTGAATCTTTATTTCAAAACCTTACAACCCCTTGAATTCACCGATTTGAGTGGCAACATCATTGATGATGAAACCCGTGAAGAAGAAACGGGCGTATCATTGTCATCCGAAAAAAAAAAGATTGAATTGGTAAAGCCCAATGCGGGTGAATCCAAAGATGATTTTTTAGGGCGTTGCATTCCGATTGTAGTTCGTGAGGGCAAAGACACCGACCAAGCCACGGCAATTTGTTATTCTTATTTTGAAGGTAAAACGGAATTAGCCAGTTACACTGATTATCCCGATGGGGCGGTGAGCAATGCCAAGAAAGCATTGGAATGGGCTGAAAAGAATGGTTGGGGAGATTGTGGCACACCCGTTGGGAAAGCCCGTGCAAACCAATTGGCAAATCGTGAACCCATTTCCCGTGATACCATTGCAAGGATGGCAGCGTTTCGCAGACATCAAGAAAACAAAGACACCCCATATTCGGAAGGATGTGGCGGGTTGATGTGGGATGCATGGGGCGGTGATGCGGGGATCCGATGGGCTGAAAGCAAATTAAAAGAAATTGATTTGGCCAAGGATATGACCATCGAGGATGAAAATTCGTGGTTGGAACATTTGAAAGGCAAGGGCGAAACAATTAACACGGATGAGTGGGAACTTATTGATGTTACGGAAGTTACCGATGCCGATGAAGAATTAAAATTTAACCTTGCGTATGAAAACCCCAATAAAAAAAGTGATGACGATAAAGGGGTGTACAAAATCCGTTATCGGTACGGCCCTAATTTCGTATCCAACAATTCAAGGCAGTTTTGTACTGCAATGGTTCAAGAATCCAAAGGGGGAGTAATTTATCGCCGTGAAGATATTATTGCCATGGGCGATGCGGGTGTCAACGGACAATTCGCACCACAAGGGGAATCCACTTATTCAATTTGGAAATACAAAGGCGGTGTTAATTGCCACCACCGATGGGAACGATTGACATTCAAACGCAAACAAGTCAAAGGAAAGTTTTTACCAAAACAACCCGATGAAACGGGTGATAATAGAAACTTGGAAAACTACAAAGAGGTTTCAAACAAATCAGCAAACGCGGCGGGTGTACCATTTTCACCAAGCGGGTGGGATACCGCCAAAACAAGGCCCATTGATATGCCAAACAAAGGATCATTAAAGAACAAATAAGATGTACGCAAACGATGATATTCTATTAATCGACAAAGAGTTGATTTTTAAGTATACCCAATTGGGTGGTAATGTGGATGTAGACAAAATCTACCCATTCGTGAAAATCGCCCAAGATATTCAAGTTCAAGAATTGTTGGGAACAAAATTGTATCGCTACATTTTAACCCAGGTGGAAGCGGGTACATTGACGGGCAATTACCAAACTTTGGTTTCACACTATGTACAACCGATGTTGATTCATTATGCCATGGCCGATTTGTTATTGTTTCATGGTTATGAGGTAACCAATGCGGGTATATTGCGTAACTCACCCGAAAACACCACATTGCCCGATAAAAGCGAATTGGATTCATTGGTTCAACGCCAAAGAAACATCGCCGAAACTTATCGCCGTAGGGTTGTGGATTATTTGAGTTACTACCCACAATTATTTTCACAGTATACCGAAAACCAAGAAGCGGGGGAATACCCAAACACGAACCCATCCAACTATGTTTCATGGAATTTGTAAAAAAGACATACAAGCCCAAGGATGAAAAGGTTAAGAAATTGACCAAATACTTCACGGAATTGAAAATCGTGAAACCCGCCAATTGTGATTTGTTTACCAAGGCGACTATCATATTGGTGATGTTGACGGGGTGTTCTGCGCAGTATCATTTGAAACAAGCCATCAAGAAATGCCCAGAGATGGCACAAATAAGTGTGTATGGCATTGATACCATCTTTGTACGCGATTCCGTGACCATTACAGACACTTTCAACACAAAAACGATTGATACCCTCACAATTGAAAAAGATGGCGTAAAAACGATTGTATACCGCAATCACGATGTAATAAGAATTAAGACAGTTGTAAAGGCCGACACCATCCGATTCACCAAGACAATCACATTACCACCACAAATCCAATACAAAGAACGAATCAGTTTGCCCCAAATGGTGGGTGTTGGTTTGGGATTGATATTGGCATTGTTATTTTTGATACTTTTAATTACAAGAAAATGAGCAATTGGAACAACCCCAACAACCCGAACAATACGCAAAACGGATGGAAAACACCATCACGGAGTTCACCACAAGGCGGTGGAACAAGGGCGTGTTTATGCAAAGACAAAAACACCTATTCAAAAAAGTGTTGCGATGGCACATTGTGGGCGCAAGGTGTGGGCAATGTATCGCGTAACCCCTAACAAAAAACATTAAAATCGTTTTATCAATATGAGCATTTCAGCATCAGCATTTTCGGCGGGATACACGGGGTGTACAGTCGTTTCAAATACAAGCGCAAAAACGGGGCAATTCCGTGGTTTTGTGGTAAATTTTGATTGTGTAGTTTCGGCTTGTTTGGATAAGGATGGCAATTCATTGATGACATCGTTGGGATTAACGAGCAACACAATCAACCAAGGTGCATTTATTTGTGTAGCCGATGGCGATTGGATTAGTTCAATCACTTTGGCAAGCGGATCAATTATCCTTTATACAATCTAATTATGTGGGTTGGTATTGGCGTAGGCGTAGGCCGACAGAGATTCGCACAATCATCACCTGATTTTGCAAATCAACAATGGCAACTTATTGTAGAACAATGGCAATCAATTAACGAACTTTGGAATTCATAAAACTATGGGAACTTCTTTAACGGGCTTAACACCCGCAACAACTTACGATGCCTTGATTAAGGTAGGCGATAATGGTGCATTAAGTGCAACGGCAAAAGTATTGAGTGATGGATTAGGCAATGATTCACCACTTGCAATGTCTACAACTTTGGTAGGTATCTCAACAAATGCACCTTCTTACCCTTTGGGAATTGTTGGTGACACGGGACTTGAAGGCAACGAAAACTATTTGTACTTTCACTCAAGTGCAAACGTAGGAAGCAATGCTCGTGCGAGAATCCGTGCCGTTGGCGCTGGTGGAGGTTCGGGCTTTGGAGGTGATTTGCGTATTGATACAAGAGCGCAAAATAACGTATGGAATACTAACGTTCTTACTGTTGCTAACGATGGAAATGTAGGTATAGGAACGACTACGCCTATCTCTAAATTAGAAGTATCTGCAGGAACTACAATTTACCCTATTAACATTACGAGTTCATCGGGTGCTGCTACAACTACGGGTATTTCAATGGGTAGTTTTACAGGTCTTGGAGGTGGTG